AGATAAAGGGATATTTGCAAGACCTGTTAGTAGCTTCTTAGAGGAAGTTGATAAGAGAAAGTATCCCCATAGTAGACAACGATATAGAATGGAGAAGTTTAAATGAAACAGAAAATATTATATACATGTGAGGTGTGTCACACGGATTATGAAACTGAAGAACGTGCTATGGAATGCGAAAATGGACATAAGAAACAGTTAAAAATTGTAGGTGCTAGTTATAATCGTATCGATATAGTACCATATGGTTTCCCAATTGACATAAAAGTAGAATCTGAAAACGGTAGCAGTGCGACATACAGAATACGAGTACCATAAATGAGTGTCATAGATATATTTAATACGACTAATAAATATGACATCATATATGCGGACCCTCCTTTGGAATATAAACAGAGTGGTACAGCTAAGTATACCAGGGGTATAGTGAAAAAGTAGGTAATTTGTTTACATGGGGTGAAAAAATAATTCCGCTTACAGTAGACGCTGCTAAAGCGTGGGTTGAGTCTCATTTGGATGGTGAGGAATATGAAAAGATATTCGATTGTGTAGACGAAATGGACGGTAAAAAAAAGTTATATCTTTAAGTCTATCAATCGCGAATATCGAAAAATTAAAAGCTGTATCGTTGGAAAAAGGGTTAAGTATGAGTGCCTTAATTGATAAGCTAATTGATGATTTATAGATAAAAAATGTATATTTATGCATATTTTAAGGTTTGTAACATTTGTTACACGAAGTAGTAGAAGTAGTGGAAAATCAGTTTTTGCGTATAATTTTGCCTGTATACTGGAGAGGTAGGAAGTATATAAGAGAGGTTTACCGCATTTTCTAAAGTTTTACTACTTTTACTACTTCAAGTCACATTTGTTACTTTAATACGGAAAGGAGAAAAATGTCGAATAAAGATAAAAACATTGATAAAAATGATGTGACCAAACAGGTTGATGATGAGGTGGTGATTAGTCCAAGAACAGGTAAGCCGATTGATAAAAGGCACTCACCAAAAAAGCCTAGGAAGAATAACAGTTGGTTGTCACCGCAAAACTACTTGCAGAACTTAGAGCCTGGCGATAATACGACTTTGATACAGATAAACGCAAAGCTGTTTGCTATGCCGGAGATAGATATGACTGATCCGGAACAGGTGGGTGAGAGACTTGGGGAATACTTTAAGCTTTATGCTGAGGCTGATTTAAAGCCTACAGTGGCTGGAATGGCTATAGCACTGAACGTGATGAGTACTAACCAGTTGCGTTGTATTGTTGTTAATAGAGCGACTGGAGGTGTTGGATATAAGCCCGCAATAGCCAAGCCAGTAGCAGTTTTGATTAAAAAAGCGTACGCAACTTTGGAGAATTTATGGGAGTCTTACATGGTCTCCGGAAAGATAAATCCTGTATCGGGAATATTTCTGGGAAAGAACAATTATGGCTACCAGGATAAGACAGAACACGTTGTAACAGCCAATACGACCAATGAGAGCGACTTCTCCGTGGATGATATCAAGGCAAGGTACCTTGATGCAGAGGAGCGTAAACGACTTACAGACTCTGATTCTTAGAGATTTGGACACGAAAAGCACCAAAACTTTGATTGAATGTCAAAGCTAAGGTGCTTTTTTGTTGTCTACAAGGTATGTGATATCATAAGACCTTTGAGAAGCCCTTTATTTCGCCTTGTATCGCATTTTGATAGCGTTATGGTAAAATATAGCACCATAGCATTAAAACGCAATACAAGCGATTTTAAGGGCATTGTGGGGCATTTGGATATTTGCGACTTTCAAACGACTTTCCGGAGGACTGGAGATATTACGACTTTGGTAGAACACCTGTGCGACTTTGTAAGAGAAATTCAAACGACTTTAAAACAACTCTTTAGCGACTTTCGTTTGCGACCTTGGAAACTTTTTCGACTTTCAAAACGACTATCGAAATTTTAAACGACTTTCCGAAATGATTTTCTTTGCGACTTTCTATCGACTTTTCCGGGTAAAAATTCCCTAGAGGTAAATAACTGAAAATTTAAAGAATTATCTGATAATGTATAAATATACAAAATAATGCATAATATACATATTGTGAAAAAATATATAAAGAGACATTAAACCGGATCTAGTAGAGTACGGACATAAAAAGAAGCCCACACGTTGCGGGCTTTAATAAATTATATTTGTCTTTTTGTCTACTAACTTAATATCACAATTTAACGCATCCGCTATACTCTCAATACTTTTATAGCTTAAAGAGTCGCGGGATAGCTTGACCGATAGGGCTTTTACATCTGTATCAAGTAAGCTTGCTAGATCTGATACTTTCATATCTTTATCTAGCAAGCATTTTTTTATATTTTTTGCTAGTCCCATGTATATGACCTCCAATCTTTATATCGTACTTGCTACTAAGTATATACTACATATATATGATAGTCAAGTACGATATATATAATATCAAAAACGATAAAAAAGTTATTGACAAGGTGACAATTAAACGATATTATATAGGTATATCGAAAGCGATAATAATAATATCTAATCAATAAAAAAGATTATCAAAAAAGATAAAAAAGTTATTGACAAGGTATTTACAAAGAAGTATAATGATATTATCAAAAACGATAACAAAGAGGTTTTAAAAATTGGAGGTATTAAGATGAAACAGGTTAAAAACGGGTGGCATGAGTCAAAAAGCTTGAATTGTGATTTTAATGTAGAAAATGGCATTATAGTAGCCGCTACAGATTTAAGCCACACAAAAAGCAAGCATGCTTACGGTCGTGACGGCTACAGGGTGGACGGCGTGAAGTATGTAAATAGATACAATTATAGATGGTGTTAATTAGGAAGGTAAAGAGGTATAAAGATGTATAGTAACAATGAAATCAAACTGAACAACGGGAAATTTAAAGATTACGATTATCAAATGGCGGTATACAATGACGTCTTGAATTATGTAAAAGAAGAGGTTGACCGTTCACAATTTGCAAGCTCCCAGGATTTGGCGGACTACTTAAAGCAAATATTGAGAGATTGCGACGACGTGACGGGGCGCGGTAGTCACTCATATACCTGTAATAGTGAATTATCGAGGTTATGGGTATCGCAAAATTTCGAGCTATTGGCTGAGGCTCTGGACAATGGCGGTTATAGCTTAAATGCGGTATTAGATACAATATACAGCGGTGCCGATGCCCTGGATGTGGCTATAAGATGTTATTTATTAGATGATGCTATAGATTTAGTATGTAGTGAATGGGAAGATATAGAAGACGAAAGAAGGTAAAAAAAGTATGTTAATAAAAGTTACAAAGAAATCATTAGAATTTTACGGTCGCAATATTGTATATGTAGGTAATGGGGTATTAGATCACTTATTGGCGTACCAAACAAGGTTTGCATACAATGCGGGGATGTTTCACAATTGGGACGCTTTCAATATATACGGGGTCATAATCGTGGTAGGTGGTCGCAATTTACCGGGTCGACCGGCTGAGGGTGCAGCAGAGTACGGAAAAAAGGCGGACGCGGTTTTTAAAGATAATTATATATCATGGCAAGAACGACAGGAACAAATAGAACAATTGTTACATGAGTTCTGTAAGCTCAACGGCGGTTTTTAAAGGTGGTATATATGTATAATTTTGAGTTTATGAAAGACGGTAAAAAGTGGCATAGAGTGGACAAAAGAATTGCACGCAAGGCATATGAGGCGGGGGCAGTCGTTGGACTTGTCCCATGCCAATCTAGTATATGTTCGATGTGGGTTAGTTCTATTGATGTAAGTAATAGATCTAATATGGATTTTGATACAATTGTAAATGAGTTTGAATATTATAACTGTAATATTGAGATGGGCAAGTGTGCCGCGTATTATGTAGAAAGCTGAGGTATAAAAATGATTAGTAAATTCAATGAGTTATGTAGAGAGTACAGAGAGAACAAACGTTTGATTGAGGAACTTGAGGCAATGCAAGATACCATTAAGTCCGATATATTGGATATAATGGGGGATAGGGACATATTAATAGACGGATCGGACAAGGTGACATATAAGGCGATTGAGTCCCGCCGCCTGGACTCTAGCAGATTGAAAAGAGAAGACCTGGCGACATATGACAAGTATAGCACGGTCGCAAGTTATAAAAGATTTTAAGTATATTAAGATTAGAGAGGTATTTATATCATGTATAGAGATAGAAAGACATCCCAGTACCTGGGACGCGGGATTATTACAATTTTTAAGATTATAGGTATCATTATAGTATTACCAATTTATATTTTGCTAGAATTATCAAAAATGCAGAAATAAAAATTAAATATTGAGATATTAAGCCACTGTAAAAGGTGGCTTTTTATTGTGTTTATGTATCCACCTGGAATGTATAGCCTTTGCATATAGTCCCCCCGGGGGGATAGCTTACCACCATCGCAGCCCTAGGGAGTATAATGAGTATCCGAAAAATATAAAAGGTCAAGAAAACACTTGACATACATCTAATCACATAATACAATCAATGTGGAGGTAAATATGAATGGTCGTGAAATAATAAAAGCCATTATGGAGCAAAGAGATATCTCAAATATTGAGTATGCTAGAGAACTAGGTATAACAAGAGCTGCAATTTGGGATAGACTTGACACGAAAAAATCAAGAAAAGATATACCTGTGTCAATGTTATCCACAATGGCTAAGGTACTGGGGTATAAGGTCGTAGTCGTACCGACAGATTTTGAAGTAAAATGTGGATATCTTGTGGATAACTAAGGGGATAACATATGAATGAATGTGAAATTGTTAAGCATATAATGATGTTAAACGATATAACATATGATGATTTATCAGTGAGACTGGGCTATAAATCTAAATCCAGTGCATATAAGACATTGAATGGTCGTCATATGTATGTTGATACTTTTCGTAAATACTTAAAAGAGTTAGGGTATGAACTGATAGTTAGAAAAAGTGATATTGATAATACAGATGAATATGTAGTCACTGATGATATCTACCCGTCACCATTAAGGTTTCATGATATGGAGTTGGGATTAGATAAAATATTAAAGTAATGGGGTTTAGTTATGAAGTTATTCCTACAAACAATAGGGTGGATTGTTGTAATCGGTATATCTATTATGTTAGCGATAGCAATACTTGGTATGGTAATACCTGATAAGAGTGTATCGAACATATCGGTGCAATCAAATACTAAGCAGGTAGAAACCAGTGCACCTGATACCAGATCAGAAGGGATGGTTATAGTTGATAATGAGTATATCAAGGCGACATATCTTGGCATAGGTAATTCATTTGGATATGTAACACTGGATGTAAAGCTTGAGAATAAGACTGAAGGTGAAATAACAGTAGTACCACTGGAGTCTTCGGTGGATGATAATATGGTACAATTTTTAAGTGGAGTACCAGCTACTATGCAGGGGCATAAGTCAATAACTCAAGCGTGGATAATCGGCAGTGAACCTAAGAGTAATGTAGAATTCAAATTAGATGTATTGGACGAACACTGGAGTGAGTTGTTAAAAACCGATACAATAAGAATAGATAAGTAGATGAAATAAACAAGTGCGTTATCGCAAAGGGAATATCCCAATGTGGTAACGCTTTTTTTGATGAAAGGATAAAATGAGAGAGTTACTTGAAAAAATTTTCGAAAAAATAAAAAGGCACCCTAAGGATATATTAGGGTATGAGGATTTATACCATATGTGTCTATCAAATATTGGCGAAGATAATAGCTTGGCGGTTGAATATTTAAAGAAATTATCGGATACCATAGAGGAGGTAATGCCGAAGTTAGATGATATAGAGATATTACAGAAGCTGTTTGGACTACACAAGAAAGTGTTACTTGGTTCAGCCCCTTATGATTTTGAAAGCTATATACTGTATATAGAGTGGGATAGGGAACCTGATAAGAAGTTTTATCAGCCAAGGCGAAAGGTATTAAGGCAAGTGGTAAATGCTTTGCAGGAGTTAGCGGATGATAAACTTAACCTATTGGCTGTGTCATTACCACCCGGTGTGGGGAAGAGTACTCTTGCTATATTCTTCTTAACCTGGTTAGCGGGGAATAGACCTAACGAACCTAAGCTAACCGGTAGCCATTCTAATGCATTTATACGAGGTGTATACGATGAGTGTCTGAGGATATTAGATAAGAATGGTGAATATCTGTGGCAGGGTGTGTTCCCAGATGTAACCTTAACCAGTACAAATGCTAAGGACTGTCGAATAGATGTAGATAAAAGACAGAGATTTGAGACATTGGAGTTTACATCTATTGGAACAGGTAATGCCGGATTATATAGAGCGTCAGATTTACTCTACTGTGATGACCTTGTGAGTGGTATCGAAGTAGCTCTATCCAAGGAGCGATTAGATAAGCTTTGGGAAATCTATACTACTGACCTTAGGCAAAGGAAAATAGGTAACCATTGCAAGGAACTACATATAGCTACCAGGTGGTCTGTACATGATGTGATAGGTAGACTTAAAAGTCGATATGATAATTCAGATCGGGCGAAGTTTATAGTAATACCTGCTATGAATGAAGACGATGAATCGAATTTTGATTATGATTATGGAGTAGGATTCACAACAGAGTTCTATCGCGAACAAAGAGATATTATGGATGATGCAAGCTGGAGAGCATTGTACATGAATGAACCGATAGAAAGGGAAGGACTGATATACTCAGTGGATGGATTAAGGCGATATTTTGAACTTCCGAGTGATGAACCTGATGCAATAATCGGAGTATGTGATACTAAAGATAAAGGTACAGATTATGCATTTCTACCTGTAGCGTATGTGTATGGTAATGATTATTATATTGATGATTGTATATGTGATAACAGCTTGCCTGATGTGGTTGATGTTAGATTAGCAGAGATATTACTCAAGAATAAAGTCAAAATGTGTCGTTTTGAGAGTAATTCAGCAGGACGAAGAGTTGCGGAAAAGATACAAAACGACGTTAAGAGTAGGGGTGGTATTACCAATATTACTACAAAATTTACTACAGCTAACAAGGAGACCAAAATCATTGTAAACAGTGCGTGGGTAAAGGAACATTGTCTGTTTAAAGATGAGTCAATGTATCATAAGAATTCAGATTACGGGCGAATGATAAATATGCTATGTTCATATACCATAGCAGGTAAGAACAAGCATGATGATGTACCTGACGGTATGGCTATGCTTGCGGAGTTTGCTCAAAGTATGAGTGTATCTAAGGTCGAAGTGTTTACCAGACCTTGGTAAAATATGAATTATTATTGATAATTATGTATATTTATGCTATTATAATAGTGTAACCATTATAATGATATAAACATTATTTCCCTTACGAGGTGCAAGATTGCACGGAATCATAAGATTCTGAGTAGTCTTGCACCTTTTTATTGTATAAGAAAGGAGGAGTATGAGGAATGAGACGAAGATAATGAATGGTAGACGAGTCATAAAGATGAGTGTAAAGGAAATAACAAAAGACAATTTACAGGAAGTTCTCAGAAAATCCCTTGATATACATAATTTGAATAGCGGCGATATTGATTATTTATACAAGTACTATAAGGGTGACCAGCCGATAAGATATCGCGTAAAGGAAGTTAGACCTGAGATATGCAATAGGATTGTAGAGAATAGGGCAAATGAGATTGTATCGTTTAAGGTTGGTTATTTATGTGGAGAGCCTATACAGTATGTGAGTCGGAGTGGTGATGAAAATATCGTAAAGCAGGTGAATCTTTTAAATGAATATATGTTTGCTGAAGATAAGGTATCTCGAGACCAGGAGATTGTAGAGTGGCAAATGATATGTGGTACAGCATTTAGAATGGTGTTGCCTGACAGTTCTGACGATTTAGACGAAGCCCCATTTGAGATATATACCTTAGACCCAAGAAATACATTTGTAGTCTACTCGAGTGAAATAGGTAATGAACCTTTAATGGGGGTTAAGTACTATGTTGACGATGATAATGTAAAGCATTATTCGGTGTACACAAAGGATAATTACTTTACCATTGACGGTGATTTAATAACAAATGCTCAGCCACACGCACTGGGAGATATCCCTATTATTGAATATCCGGCTAATAATGCAAGATTAGGTTCGTTTGAGATAGTATTACCGCTACTGGATGCGATGAATAATGTCGCAAGTAATCGTATGGATGGTGTAGAACAGCTGGTCCAGGCATTTATCAAGTTTATAAATTGTGATATCTCAAAAGAAGAGTACCGGGAGTTTCTTGAGTTGGGTGCAATCAAGGTTAAGTCGGTTGATGGACAGGCGGCGGATGTTGGTGTAGTTACAACAGAACTTAATCAGACACAGTCACAGACACTTAAAGACGATTACTATAATGCAATGCTTACGATTTGTGGTATGCCGAACAGAAACGGTAGTAAATCCACAAGTGATACAGGTGCAGCAGTAGTACTTAGAGACGGTTGGTCTGATGCGGAGGCAAGGGCAAAAGACAGTGAGAATGTCTTTAAGAGAGCTGAAAAAAAGATGCTTAAGCTGGTACTAAGGATATGTGAAGATTTAAGGGACAGTACACTGCATCTTAGAGACATTGATATGAAGTTTACCCGTAGGAATTACGAGGCGATACAGAGTAAATCACAGGTTCTTATATCAATGTTACAGGAACCTAAAATACATCCGCAGTTGGCTTTTCAACACAGTGGAATGTTTAGTGATGCTGAATCCGCTTATTCTATGAGTATGAAATACTATGAAGAACAGACGATTAAAGAAAAAGAAATTATGTCAGAGAAGACGAAAATCACAGATGATATCACAGAAGATATAAAAAGACAAAGGAGTAATGAATAATGAAAATAGATGTATCTAAGATTGAAGGATATGCTGATATGACACCTGAAGAAAAGATTGCAGCCCTGGAGTCATATGATGCTGAAGATAATCATGACGGATATATAAAGAAGAAGTTGTTTGATAAGACCGCATCTGAATTGGCTGAAGCGAAAAGACAGTTAAAGGCGAAGATGACAGAGGATGAAATTAGCAAACAGAAGGAACAGGAAGAAAGAGCAGAACTCGAAGCCAAGTATAATGCTTTACTTAGAGAAAGTAATATATCTAAGTATAAAGCTAAGCTACTGGGATTAGGATATGATGAGGAGTTAGCGGATTCAACGGCAGAGGCTATGATTGATGGTAATTCCGAAGTTGTATTTACCAACCAGCAGAAGCATTTAATTAGTGTCGAAAAGAAACTGAAGGCTGATATATTAAAGAATACACCGAAGCCGACAGGTGATGGTGAGGCTAAGAGTATGACCCTTGAGGGATTGAAAAAGATGTCTCCTAAGGAGAGGTATGAATTTTCAAAGACCAATCCCGAAGAATACAAATCATTATATACAGATACAGGAGGTAATGAGTAATGGCTCATACAATTTATGAAAATTTTTATCTATCGAATGAGATAGAGGATCAGTACAAGTCACATCTTGATTTACAGCAGTTCTGTAAGGTTGACAATTCTCTTACAGGTACAGCAGGCATGAAGAGACAAATCAATGTGTATTCTGCTACTGACGGCACAGAGACCCTTACAATGGGTAACGGTAATACTAAGAGTATCGAAGTTAAGTATGCTAAGAAAGAGTATGAGATTCTGTTAGCACAGAACAGATTTAAGTACTTTGATGAGCAGGAAATGACAGACCCTATGTTGGTTCCGGTTGGTGTAAGACATATGGGTACAGACCTTTTCAATTATGTAAACAAGAGTATTTACACAGAGTTTAAGAAGGCAAATATGGCGGTAGCGGCTGAAAAGTTGAATTTTGCTGCATTTGCAGATGCTGTAGCAAGTTTGAATATTGAGTATACAGATAATGAGGCGGAAAAGGTGGCAAGTCTTGCATTTGCATTTGTTAGTCCGGTTGATGTGGCTGAACTTCGTAAGAATTTAGCTGAAGATTTGAAGTATGTCGAATCATTTGTTCGTACAGGATATGTCGGCACTGTTGCAGGTGTAAACATCTTCACTAAGAAGGATGCTGATAAGGGTATGGTAATTGTTGCCACACACAAGGCTGTAACACTGTTTAATAAAAAGGGTGTAGAAGTCGAGCAGGATAGGAATAAAGATATACGTGAGAATACTATCTGGTCAAGGAAGTATTATCTTGCAGCTCTCACAGATGCTACTAAGGTGGTTAAGGTTATTGCAAGTAAGGCTAAAAAGAGTACCGATACCACAGTTGCATCCGGTAAGGTTTATTACAAGCCTAATGGTACAGGATATATCATCGGTACACCTACTACTAACCCAAGTACCGAAGGATTCTATGAGATAGGTTAAGTATGACTAATGAGGAAAAGCTTGAAATGTTAAAAGCTATGATAGGTGATAGTACAGATAGCAATATCGTGCTATCTACCTATCTGAAGATAGCAGGGGACAAAATAATAAATAAAGCATATCCTTATACCAATGATATAACTGAAGTCCCTAGTAGATACGATGTATTGCAGTGTGAGTTAGCGGCTTATTTGTTAAATAAGAGAGGTGCCGAAGGTCAAATATCGCATTCTGAAAATGGTATAACCCGTAGTTATGAGAATGCCGATATACCGGCATCAATGCTTAGAAGTGTAACACCACATGTGGGGATAATAAAATGAGAATGATGAATAGGAATAAGCGTAAATTTTATTACGCCCTATATGTGGATAAAGTACCTAAAGTGGATGAATATGGGAATAACACAGGCGAATATGAGAGAAGATGGGGTAAACCTATCGAATGCTTTGCTAATATTTCAGCGGCTAAAGGTGAGACGAGTACCAGACAGTTTGGTGAGAGCGAAAATTACGATAGAGTAATTGTGATGAATAAAGATGCCCCACCTATAGATGTATATACCATACTATGGGTAGATATAGTACCAAAACTGAGTGGAGACGGTTCTTTACTATTAAATGACGATGGTAGTATAGCTACACCACATGATCACATTGTAAAAAAGGTAGCAAAGAGCATTAACAGTGTCTCAATTGCTATAAGTAGGGTAGAAGTAAGTGGGTAGAAGTGTTATTTCAATAATCCTATCTGACGAAGGTATAGATAAAGCACTTAATGACTTGAGTAAATACAAAGAAGAATTTATTAGGAAAGTTAAATTATTTCAAGACAAAGTAGCAAAAGCTTTAGCTAAGGAATCTCAGATAGGATTCAATGGTGCAATACTTGACGATTTATTAGACTATACTGATGTAACAGGACAAGTTGATGTTACTGTTGATACCAGAGGTGATATAACAGTTGTGGTAGCAAATGGAGAAGACGCAGTATGGATTGAATTTGGTGCAGGTGTATATCATAACGGTTCAATTGGTACTTCACCACATCCTAAGGGTGCCGAACTGGGACTGACTATAGGTAGTTATGGTAAGGGTTATGGTAAAAAGACAACATGGGGGTATTTTGAAGATGGCGAACTAAGACTCACGCATGGTACACCCGCAAGTATGCCTATGGCGAAAGCTGTAACCACTGTTTGTAATGAGATGGTAAGCATCGCAAGGGAGGTGTTTGGATGATTGATATTGAAAATGAGATATTTCAAAGATTAACTACAATCGTGCGAAATAAATATCCAAAAATCTTTATGATAGGTGAGTATGTAAAAGCCCCACCGTCATTTCCTTGTGTATCTATCATTGAGATGGATAATCAAGTACTTAGAAGAACTAGGGATTCAAGCAATATTGAAAATCATGTACATGTGTTATATGAGGTGAATGTTTACTCTAATAAGACAAGTGGTAAAAAGAGCGAATGCAAGGCAATTTTAGCAATTATTGATTTAGAAATGGGAGGATTAGGATTTACAAGGACAATGATGAATCCAATCCCTAATGAAGAAAATGCAACGATATATAGAGTGGTTGCTAGATATAGAGCAATCATATCTAAGGATAGAACAATTTACAGGAGGTAAATATAGATGGCTATAAGTACATATAAGATTTTTCTTATGGTTAAAGGTAGTACAGCTTATGAAAAGTTAATTGATATAAAAGATTTCCCGGATTTAGGTGGGGCACCTGAGATGCTTGAGACAACAACATTGTCGGATTCAATGCAGACATATATACCGGGTATTCAGTCTCTTAGTTCACTTGAATTCTCTGCAAATTATGATCTTGAGGAATACAAGAAGTTGAAACAGATGGAAGGAACTGAAAAAGAGTTTGCAGTATGGTTTGGTGGTAATGAGTCCGGTGGAACACTTACTCCTACAGGCGATAGAGGTAAGTTTAAGTTTAAAGGTTCACTTTCGGTACATGCTAAGGGTGGTGGAACAAATGAAGTTGTAGGTATGACAATCACAATTGCACCATCTACAGTAATTACAATGGATAATTAGGAGGAATTATAAATGGCTAAGCAGCTTAATTTTGAATTCGAGGGTAAGGAGTATACACTTGAGTTCACAAGAAGAACAGTAACAGAGATGGAGAGAAAGGGTTTTGTTGTACAGGATGTAGAGCGTAAGCCCATGACAACATTACCGACATTATTTGCAGGTGCGTTCCTTGCACATCACAGAGGTGTAAGGCAGGATATTATAGATAAGATATTTGTACATATGACTAACAAAGAAGAGTTGATTGGTAAGCTTGCGGAAATGTACAACGAACCAATTCTTACACTTGTGGATGAGCCGGAGGAGTCCGAGGGAAACCTGAAGTGGACAGCGACCTGGTAAAGTCGTTGTCTGAAATCCGAGAAAAGGGGGAGGAAATCCCCTCCTTTTCTTATACCAAAGCAATATATTCAAGATTTGCTTTTCATTTAGCTATCGGAATGACTGAAGAACAGTATTTCGATGGTGACAGCACACTTGCTAAGTATTACCGCGAAGCTGATGAACTGCGTAAAGAACGTATGAATCAAGAATTATGGTTACAAGGTATGTACTTCTATGATGCAATGTCTAGGTTATCACCAATACTTAAAGCATTTGCTAAAGCAGGAACGAAGCCTATGCCATATGTGGAAGAGCCTTATCCTATCAATGACAAGTCTAAGAAAGAGTCTGAAGAACGGAAAGAAAAGGCAATGTCTGACAAAGGTCTTAGATACATACAGGATTATATGCTGAAAGCAAATAAACAATTAGAGGAAAGGAAGTGAGTTTACGGCTACTACAATTGAACAACTTGAACTTGAAATACACTCAAATTCTACATCGGCTATTAGTGGTATAGACGCACTTTCTACTTCTCTATCTAAGCTAAAAAATGCATTACAGGGTGGATTAGGTCTTACAGCTGCAACAAATCAGTTGAAGAATTTGAACAATACTATCAAAGAAATGGATGCAGGTAGTTTTGAAAAATTATCCAAACTTGCTGAAGGTTTAGAAAAGCTAAAGAATGTTGGTAGTTTTAGAATCTCACCAACAATTGGTAGACAGCTTAGTAATATTGGTACAGCAATTGCTTCATTAAGTGGTATTGATTTCACAGGCATTGAAAGGTTTTCATCGGCATTGGAGCCTTTAAGACATACAGGTAGAATCACAGGTTTGACGTCTACCATAAATGCATTAGGTAGATTACCTTTAGTTGCACAATCTCTTCAGAATATGGATATAAGTGAGTTCTCAAGTAGAATCAGAGAATTAACTGATATTTTATCACCGTTAGCCACACGATTGAATGTAATATCCACAGCGTTTAATCGTTTACCTAACAACATGAGGCGAATCACTGATAATACCAATCAGTTGACACAAGTGAATAATAGAGTACATAGAAGCTATATTGACCTATGGGCGGGTTTGAATCTTGTGAAAGATATATTTATTAAAGTGGGTCATAGTATTGCAAGCTTCATAGATAAATCAAATCAGTATATCGAAGATATAAACCTTTTCCATGCATCCATGGGTAAATACGCGTCTGAAGCCAAAAAGTATGCAGAACAAGTAGGAGAAATTTTAGGTATTGATCCTGGTGAATTTATGCGTAACCAGGGTGTATTCAATACTATAATTACAGGTTTTGGAGTAGCTAATGAACAGGCGAATTTAATGTCGAAAAACCTTACACAATTGGGATACGATATTGCATCATTTTATAATATTTCATTCGAAAATGCTATGCAGAAATTGCAATCCGGTATATCGGGAGAATTGGAGCCTTTGCGTAGATTGGGTTACGATTTATCAGTTGCCAGATTACAAGAGGAAGCATTAGCACTGGGTATTAAGAAAAAAGTATCGCAAATGACACAAGCTGAAAAATCACAGCTAAGATACTATGCTATTATGACACAGGTTACTACAGCACAAGGTGATATGGCAAGGACAATGAATGCTCCGGCTAATCAGATTCGTATATTTAATGCCCAAATAGCACAATGTGCCAGAGCTTTAGGTAATATATTTATCCCGGCGTTAAATGCGTTCAAACTACCTGAAGTGGATTATTCAGATGTAACTAAAGGTTTAAAAGATACATCCGGTAGTATGGATAAGTATAAAGATAGTACCGATAAAGCAACGAAAGCCACCAAGAAGCTTAAGAATGCTATGTTAGGTATAGATGAGCTTAATATATTATCGAAAGAAGATGATGCATTAAAAGATTTAGAAAATAATGCAGGTAAGAGCAATGACTTAGGTATAAAGTTACCCGAGTATGATTTCTTGAAAAATGCAGTAAGTTCAAAAGTTGACGATATCGTAAAAATACTGACCAGTGCATTATCACAAATAGAAGCGGCAATAAGTGTATTCTTGTTAGTGTTTGGTACTATTCTAATAGTAAGTGGTGTTAATATACCACTTGGTATAGCCTTGATTGCCGTAGGTGCGGCAGGATTAGTACATAGTGTTGTAGCGAATTGGAATGCAATGTCCGAACCTTTAGCACGAACACTCACATTTCTTTTGGGATTGTTAGGTGGATTCTTCTTTGTACTTGGTGTAATCCTGGTATTAACTGGAAATGTACCTTTAGGTATAGCATTGATGGTTATAGGTGCGGCGGCTATAGTAACTGCTTTAGCAATTAACTGGACTAAACTCAAAGGTGATCTTGAAAATGTATTAGTAATACTTGCCGCTGTTGTAGGTGGTGCGTTATTAATACTAGGAGTAGTTCTCTTATGTGCCGGGTTTATACCATTAGGTATAGCCGCTATTGTAGCCGGTATAACAATGTTGGTTGCCGCGGCAACTATAAATTGGGGTAGTGGTATATCTCAACAGATTAAAACAATACTATCGGCACTGGTAGCTATAGTTGGTGGAGCGTTACTGGCATTAGGTGTAATACTACTTTTTGCAGGCAACATACCTATAGGTATAGCGTTAATTGCGGCAGGGGCAATAGCACTTGTTACAGCCGTAGCACTAAACTGGGGTGCAATAAAAAATTCAGTTGGTGGTGTATTTAATGCGATATTAGCGATTGTTAGTGGTGCCCTGTTGGGTATAGGTGCAATACTTATTGCTTGTGGTGTAAGTTTACCACTGGGAGTAGGTTTAATGGTAGCCGGTGCAGCGGGATTGGCAGCAACGGTAACAATGAACTGGGGTGCTATCACGGGCCAAGTTACCAAGTTTTTCAAGGAATTTGGAACAACAATAGGTGGATACCTATTGGGTATTGGCATATTGCTAGTTATGGCTGGAATATTACCATTAGGTATTGGATTGATTGTAGCAGGTGCGGTATCACTTGCGGCAGGAGTGGCACTAAATTGGGGTGCTGTAAAAGCCGGTATTAATAAATTTTTCAAGGACTTAGGTATCATCATAGGTGCATCACTGGTAGCTATAGGTGTATTACTATGTTGTGTAGGCATAATACCATTAGGTGTTGGTCTGATTGTAGCTGGATTAGGTATGGCGGCATATGGTGCAGCGTTAAATTGGGGTACGATGCCAACAATGGTCGGTAATACATTAAATAAAACAAGTGGTCACTTCAAGAAATTCAGTAAAAATGTTAATACTGAATTAGGTAGTTCTGAAAACAGAGTACAATCCTGGTTTACAAATGTAAATGGTAGATTTAGTAAAGGTGTTGATACTAAAAAGTCTACCGCACAATTTAAAACATTTGGTAATGATATGGGTTCTAATTTAAAGAATGGTATTACAAATGGATTTGGAGATCCTAAATCTCTATTCGAGAACCGAATATTCAATCCATTTAATGATGCTATTCGAAAAAGTAAACCTAATCCATTAGAAGTAGGTTTGAAAAGTAATATTCCTGAACAGTGGAGTCAAACTAAATCCTGGTGGGATAAAGAAACCAATAACGGCTTATCGGTAGATGCTAAGATTGGTCTTAAAAAAGATGGCTGGAATGACGTTAAGAGTTGGGTGGGTATCCCATCACCAATTGACCAACATATCGGTCTTAGAAAACAGGGCTGGAATAATGTACACGATTGGGTAGGTAAACCACAGGTATTAAATCAAAATGTAGAACTTAGAAAACAAGGCTGGCATAGTGTGCGTGATTGGGTAGGTGATGTACCTACATTATCACAGAATCTAAGTTTAAGAAAACAAGGCTGGACAACAGTGAAAAACTGGGTTGGTGATATACCTACAGTAGACCAAAATGTAGGCTTGAAAAAGAATGGTTGGACAACAGTGAAAAACTGGGTTGGTGATGTCCCTAATATTGACCAGAACATTGAGCTGAAAAAACAAGGATGGAATACGGTCCGAAGTTGGATTGGGGATGTACCTAACATAGATCAACATGTAGGATTAAGAAAAACGGGCTGGGATACAGTTCGAGGTTGGGTTGGAGATATACCAACTGTAAATCAGAATGTTGAACTAAGAAGACAAGGATGGAACAGTGTTAGAGGATGGATAGGTGATGTACCATCGGTAGACCAAAATGTCGAACTAAGAAAGTACAATTGGAATACTGTTCGTAATTGGGTAGGAGATGTTCCAAGTCTAGACCAAGGTATAGGACTGAAGAAAAACGGATGGAATACTGTCCGAGGTTGGGTCGGTGATGTTCCGGATGTAGAGCAGCGGGTAGCATTACGAAAGAATGGATGGGATAACTTACATAATTTTGTTAAAGGTAATACACCTGATACAGTAGATGTAAGAGTAAATCTCATAAGTCAGTGGAAAGGTAAGATTAAAGAGTTCTTCGGTCTTGCGAGTGGAGGTATTGTAACAGCCGGTGGAGGTATTCAGATGCTTGCAAGTGGTGGAATAATCACTCCTAATATGTGGCAGTCGATACCTAAATATGCGAATGGTACTAACAATATACATGGTTCTATGTTTATAGCAGGCGAAGCAGGAGCAGAATTAGTCGGTCATGTTAATGGTACTACAGAAGTACTCAACAGATTTCAATTAGCACAGGTTATGCATCACTCTATAGTAGCTGGAATGACACAGTTTGCAGGATTTTGGCAGGATATATCAAGAGATATCATCACTTGTACTAATGGTATTATAAACGCAATAGCTGTATGTACTTCACAAGTCAATGAGAGCATATTAGCGAACAATCATATTGGATATGACACACATAATACATTATCCAGGGATATGTATGAAGACTCAAAGCAAGCATATGTTAATTCGAACAACGATGATACTTTGATGAAGAACATAAGAGATTTTTATCACGAGTATGTGGAGCCTACACTTAGAGAGATTGCAGCGGATACTAAGAGACAGGCTGATAAAGATGAAAAGACAGTAGTACAAGTTGGCAATAGAGTGGTAAATGATGCTATAACCACCCAAAGACGAGCCAACGGCTATAGTTTTACAGGATAAGGAGGTAATAAATGGCATATTTGGCAATAGACGGATACGAATTACCTCCTTGTAAAAGAGGTGTAACGGTAGTTGTATCTACAGTAGTGGACAGTGGTAGAGATGCGAATGGTGCGGTAGTCGGTCAGAGGGTTGGTCGTGACCAATATAAAATTGATAATCTTGAATGGGCATGGCTAACCGCTGATGAATGGGGTAAGATATTATCTATACTCAATAGATTTTATGTGAGAGTAACATTCAATGATCCTGTGACGAACAGCAGGAGGACAGTGAGAATGTATTGCAGTAACCGTTCTGCTGAACCTTATTGGGTGACAAAGAATGGAACACCTACTCATTACCGTAATTGCAAAGTAAATCTAATTGATACAGGTGTATAATTATGCAAAGAGTTTCAAGAGAATACAAAGAAAGTATGAAATCACCACTCCGTGAGCGAGGTTATATAATGATTACATTTGGTCTTGTCAATCAAGAGGCACAAGCGAAAGCTACTATAGGTCAAGGTGAATATTCATATTTTTCAAACACATCAAACATATTCGGTAGGAAGTCGAATGAATTAGCATATGCGACACTTGAAGAGAACTTCACAAAAGTAGATGGTACAATGCTTTTCTTGCCTAGAGATGGAACTGATACAGTATATGCAGATACAGGTATTATTTCCAAACAATTAGTATCCGATAGAAGATTTGAACTTACAATAAATTTGAATACAGGAGTAACTGATTTTAAAGGTCTAACCATAAATTTCGGTGAGAATTATCCTGTAGACTTCGATATTGTAAGTAGTACAGGGCAGATAATTGAGTTTAGAGATAATAATAAGTCAAAATGGAGTACAGAAGAAGTACTTGAAAAGACAACATTTATAAAGCTTATTGTTTATAAAATGAGAAATATACAATCAAGATTGAGGATTTACTCAATTATGTTCGGTTATGGACTTGTATACTATAACGATTCGGTAATGAGTTCAACGCTTGACAGTTATGTATCACCAATTGGTGCGGATGTACCACAGTTTGATTTTTCAGTTACCCTTAAAAATTATGACCATTATTTTAATGTAGATAATCCAAAATCTGCTATTAACTACCTTGAGACAGGACAGGAGATGAATATAATGTACGGTTATGATACTCCGGGTAGTAACTCAATAGAGTGGATTCAAGGTAATCATCTACTTTGTTCGGAATGGGAAAGTGATGATAATACTGCAACAATTAGATGTCATGATGTTTTTCGTAATATGGACGGGGAATATGTAAAAGGTCTATATAGTGCTGATGGTAAGAATTACTATGTTTTAGCACAAGAAATATTAAGAGAAGCTAAGGTATCAGAGTATTATATAGATCCTAGACTCAAAAACCTATACACCAATAATCCTATACCTAGAGTTAAATACAAGGAGGCATTACAAATTATATCGAATGCTTGTAGATGTGTATTGACTCAATCACGGGATGGTAAAGTACAGATTAAATCAAATTTTATGCCTGAGAGTAGTGTAGAGAGTAATGGTGAAGAAAGCTATTCTAACCAAAGTAATATAACCATAAGTAATAAGAAATATGAATACGCCACACTTATGACAGATTACGTAAAAGTAGATGGTAGTATGTATTTCTTACCCAGAACTGGTAATACATTAAATACAGGTTATATTTCAACGTGGATATCAAGGGCTGACAGAACATTTGAAAATAATCCATGCATATGGTTAAAAATGTCTGCAATTAGGTCATATTATGGATTGCGTATAGATTTTGGTACAGCTATCCCGGCTGAATTCATCATAAAAACATATAATGGTGATAATAGCGTAAATAGTTATACCATAGAACAAGATGAAATATCCCAATCATCTGTTATATTAAGGGATTTTGACGATTGCGATAAAATTGAAATCGAATTTACTAAGACAGAAAAACCATTCAATCGTATCACAATAAATGAGATAAGCTTAAGTGATGTTGTTAATTTTACAATGACAAGACAAGATATGATGTCTTCTCCTAAAGCTATAAAGCAAGAACTTATCAAAGAAGTGGTAGTACCATACTATACCTACCAAACGAATGATAAAGAGGAGAATTTAGTATACACGGATATAGATGTAAGTGCAGGTGAAGTGCAGACATATTATATACAAGACCCATCTTACGGCTATCTTGTAAAACTCAATGAAATTTCGCAAGGTACTGAAATAATAGCATGGAGTAATTATTTCATAACCGTAAGATTTAATGTAGCAGGTCAGTATAGACTAAGCATACAGGGACATAGATACAAGGTAATCGAAAGGCAAGTGAAAATACCACTCAATATACGAGGTAAAACCATTAAGTGGGAAAATCCTTTAATTAACAATTATGAAATGGCAAATGATCTTGCAAAGTGGCTATCCGAATACTATACAGCAGGTATTGAATATGAATACGATACGAGGGGTAATCCTGAACTTGATGTTACTGATATTATACGTCAAGAGAATGAATTCAGAACAGGTATGACAGTTAATGTATACAGACATACTCTCAGATTCAATCAAGCCTTTGCAGGTAAGATTACAGCAAGAAGAGTAGGAGGATAATATGACATGGGTAACACCTAAAACTAATTGGCACGGTGAAACCACTGACGGTATATATACAGGTGACAGATTTAATGCAAGTGATTATAACCGTATAAAGAACAATATTGCATATTTATACACTTTGGCTGAATCATTATATAAACATTTCAATATTGAAAATATTGGTAATGATAAAAATATAGGTGATTACTTTTATGCTGATGAAATAAATAAGATTGAAAATACTCTTAAGTTTATCAATCAGAATACATTAAATCGGTCATACGGTAATACACCTATATTCAATGATAACGGCAATATATTTGATTTCAATGAGTTAAATAGATTAGAGGGTGCAACCTTAGATTTATATAACAGGTTGAATAATCAAAAGATAGGTAGGCGAAGTTTTAAATGGAATTTTGGAATGTTAGGAGGTGAATTGTAAATGGCATGGGAATTATTACGAGTTGATTATACAGATGCGAG